GTGAGTGGTCCCAATTAACCAACTCTCCATTAACAAGAACTCTAGCATTGCAAATTTCCTCAAAGAGGACTCTGCGAATGAGAGCATTCTCTTGTCCATCGTCATACCAGCGATTAATCATTTCAAGAACTTCCCAAAGAATATCTTGACGGAGTGATCCATCAAAATTTGAGAAATCTCCAGCAATAACTTTTTCGCCGTATTTTCGAAGGTGGAGAGCGGTATTATGCCAATCCAAGCTATACACGTTCGTGCCTACTCCAATTTCATTTCTGATTTTGTTTTCCATAATCCAAGCAAAATAGCTAAGAAAATATTGTCGGAAAACAATAGCAAAATGCATTGGGCATGCGGCAAAAACTCGTGTTTTTCCTTGGTTTGCTTTGGCAATGGGGCGGCGTTCATCTTTCAATGTGGCTATCCACACTACGTTTCCTCTTTCGTTCTTTCGTGCTGATTCTAGCAATTCCTCGCAGTCAGCTCTAAGATCGTCAGAAAACTCATAGGTGTCAAAACCAAGCCAATGGTGTTTTCCTGGTTGTGGATTGTCTAAACAATACGGATACCCAGGGGACGTTGTTCGATTTATAGGGCCAAGTAATGCGTCATTACCAATACCTGTGACAGCCTCTTCATGTGTTAAAACAAGAGGTTTTCTATCTGAATTACTAGCTGCAATGTGGAGTGTTTGTTCCACATCACTAACTGCTATTTTCAATAGAGTAGTGTCAATAGGTGGTAGTACGTTTAATACTTTCTGTATACCCTTGCGCATTGGATCAACAAACTCTCCCGAAGGAAGGGTTGAAGGTCGCAAATACGCAGGTTTACACAATGGCTCCTGGAGTACGCCACTTACTAGTGAGGGTCCAAGTTTGGTTTTTGAAGGTACATTCGGCATCATAAGGGTGCCAAGTGACAAACAATTACCAACAGTGGTTAGTGAATTCTTTGGTAATAAGTCCTTATAATTTGGTGAAGCTATTTCAGCCGCATAAGGTACTTTTCCGCCAACAGTGTATCTTGAATCGTTTGCAGTAACTTTAAAAGTTTCAAGATTCCTTTCAACAAATTCACGAGTAAGAGCTAAAGACATTCCTTCTCCGTTGTTTCCAGCAACATGTACACCTACTATCTTTCCACTGATAAGAGGGTTCTTAGCATAAAGCAAAGAGCCACAATCACCAGCTTTAGTATCCAACGAGTATAATATTC